GTGAAGCATTTAATTCACCCATAGGATCAATATCCATGACTCTGTCAATACTTAATTTGTCAGTCCAATCCTTAGTTACCCCTACTGAATAGAAGTCATTACGTGGCTCTATGTAAAGTTTATTTGCAATAGTTTTATCCGTTTCAATATACAGATTGAACATTTTAATTATTGAAGTAAAAAAATCTTTTATCTTGATGTTACGAGGGATAGCCATATCATTCATAACTAATGAATCACCATCAAATATTCCTGTGTTGATAGCTTTGTTTTCAAAATAACTTCCTGCTAATATGTTTAAATTAATTACACCTGCTTGATTTAACACAATAGAATCTAAAGAAAAGGAAACACACAACTTCTGTCCTGCTAAAATAGTAACTGTTTGTGTTGAAAATAACATTACATAAGTTGAGGATGTCCCACCATTTGTAATCACCTGCGATGGTACAATGTAGTAACCAGTTCCTAATGTTGTAACAAGCACACCACTAGAATCAAATATCCCGATAATAAAATATACATTGAAATCAAAAGGTAATGTTGATGGTGATGTTGTTAATCCGCTAAAGCTTAGATTAAAACTAATCGAAGATGTAAATATATAGCTACCCTTCTCAGCTATCGTTGCTTCAAATGTGGTTGTGTTGAATTGATTGCTAACATCGGATACATCCGTATTAATTTGTATTTTAACAGGTGCGGAAGTCGTGTATGCTAGAAATTGTGATGCTGCTGTACTTGTTAATGTTTTGCCAATATAATTTGCGCTTCTATTTGCTTTAAAATATCTTGATGTTAATTCTGCTTCCGATAATAATAAAGTAGTCGCATTGAAAGGTATAATTAATCGTTTAAAAAAAGCACTATCAAAGAATGCAGAACTATAAGTATATCCTGCCAATGTAAACATCGAATCAATATACTGCTTTACATAGATAGCAGGAAAGAAATTTTCAACATCAAAGGTCAAAGCATTGGTTACAGAGTAATCAATCATTGGATAAACATAACCAACACCATAAGTCGCTACCCATGAAGCCTTTTGCGCTGTCTTATTGTAGGTATGGTTGTAAGCTGACAAATCTAAATCAGTTAATTGAAGGTCAGCCCAGTCTGTGAATATATTACCTACATTACCCTTGATGGCAACCTCGTACTCAATTTGATTGTCATCTGTTTTATTTATTTTAAGTAGTTGTAAGAATCCCTGCATCTGCAATAGTTCATCAACATATAGCCTACATGGTGTTTTAAGATTCGCATTAAAATTAGATTGTATATTAATCTCGAAAATGTGAGCAAAAATTATATTATTTGCTTTGCTTCCTGGTATCTTGATGGTTTTAGAATAGCTACTATTACGCTTGTCAGGTTCTCTAATATCTGCAATAGCATAGTTTAATGAATAGGGTATATTATCAAGTAAATCAATACTTCCACTCGTTCCTAGTTCTAGTCTTGTTCTCATTTAGTAGCGTTGTCTATATCTGTCAAATCCATATTGAATATCTAATTCCAAATTAAATACTTTATTATTTAAAATAGTTTTAGTGTCAAATCTTGTTGCTGAGCAGGTTACTGATATTAATCCGTAAGTACTATCATCCAAATATATTTCAGGACTTTCAACAAGCTGTCTAAGCATTACCATTTCTAAATCAGTAAGCCAATCACTCTTTATCTTAATTGTATCTTTAGAACTTATGAAATACTGTCTATCCCCTCTATCTTTAACAGCGTAGCCAAATGCACTAGCGGAAGTTAATGCCCCTACTGGTGCCTTATATTGCAGTCTATTAATATCTGTTGATTTGATTGATAATTTAGTAAAGTTGAATGATTCAAAACCTCCTGAATCGTTTAAAAAATGTAGTCTGTAATTACTATACTTACAATCTGCATCCGTTATATTATATTGAATTGTTGAACTAATTACACCGCTTGTTGAAGTTTGAAATTCAACTTTATAATAAGCAGCATTTGAAGCTATGATAGGTTGAGTTCCATATTTCAAAGCTGCTGGTATTGCATTTAACTGATCCTTGCCAGTTCCGAATCTTGCAAAGTGATTTCCTATTACTCCACTTGATGACAATGTGTTCGTTACTCCGCATGACTTTATTAAAGCATCTGCCGATGTGTAACTCTTAATATCAATATGAGATAATAAAAGACTATTACTTCCATCCGCTAACCAATACAACCAACTGTAATCCCCTGTTAATTGATTCCTTGCACCTGTGAACCTTGTAAGCCATGCACCTGAACCTTCCATCGTGTATGAATCTTGATTGTATGACTGCGCTTCTAAGAAGTCCAACACACCATTCCATACATACTTGACAACTGTTTGTGTTATGTTTAAATATTGAACTATCGTAGTTCCGAACTCCTCACCAAATCTAACATAATATTCTTTATAGCTATTAGCGTTGGTTTGAAAGCTTACAGCAGTTCTATCAATATCACTATTAACATAAGCTTCTATTATTCTACCAATATTAAATACACCACTACCATAGGTAGGATTAGCAGGTGCTTTGAGAGTAATTACATCACTACCTATAAACACCTGTGCTATGTAATTAAAGTTAGTCTGTCCATTATTGCTTGATGTTACAACATATATCTGATCGTTGTAAGCAGGTGCATATAATGATGGTTGTTGTGAAATTGAATAAGCCATTTATGATGTTATAAAATTTATTTCAATATCTTTTTTTAATGCTTCGGATATTTCTTTTGTTAGTCTTTGTTTTAAATCTTCATTAATAACATTGGTAAAAAAATGCGTAGGTCTTAATCCATCTCTTTTTATTACTGCTCCTAAAGCCCACGCATAACTTTCATAAGCTGCATTTATTTTCTTTGCTCCAAGTTTTTTATTCACTCTTTTGTTCGGTTTCGCTACTGATTTAGGGACAAGCCCACGAAACTTAATTAATTTTAACATTGCATCTAATGGTATTCTTTTACCATTTTTTTTGTACTTATATTCTGATCCTCTACTTTGCTTTGTTCCATCAACACCTTTATCAACGAACTTCCAATAATCATTCATTACTAATTCAAAGGAAATATCATTAGATTCTACTTTAACAAATCCATCAATACTCTGCAACAAATTGCCAGGCTGATCCCTATTTGCATTTATTAAACTCTCTCTTAAATCCTGTATTAAATCAGCTCGATATTTTAAGAATATATCCTCAACTGTCTTAGCAACAAATTCTTTATTTACAACTAACCTATCTGCTCTTTCTGTTGGCATTTCTTATTGCTATTTGATTTTGTTCGTGTTCCCATTTCTGCTTGTCTTTAAAAAATGAAATACAATTTAAGAACTCTATTATATTCATGGATGTAAAAAACTCCCATTTTGTTCTGTCGTGATTTGAAAGACTATCTAATATTAAATGCCATCCCCAGTACTCTTGGAATCCTTCGCTATTATTTTTTTCAGTTGCTTCCTCGCCTTCTTGGTTTGTAATTCCGAATAGTCCAGCGTAGCCTTTGCTAAGACTTGCCAACTCTTCAAAAAAAAACCTGATAACATCATAACATCATCCATCATTAATTTGTCTTCGACTATTTTAGCAGTCTTGTTCCTGCTCTCTAAAGTTTGGCAATCCTTTTCATAACAACTTTTCTTTTTAAATCTAAAAAAATTAACAGGATGCAGGAAGATGGCAATTATTTTAGGTAGATTTTTTGTAACATCGGATTTCTCTTTAATCATGGAAGTTAAATCTATGTACTCACCGCCACTAATTTTCTTTAAATTAGTATTGATGTTGAACCTATGTCCACCTATTTTTATAGATTGCTTAATGTGTTTTGTTGGTGGCTTGGTATAAATGAATTGGCAGCCCCTTATTGCTTGTTTTAAGAGTGATAGTTCCATAGCGCATAGTAACTCCTCGCTTGTATTAGATAATACTGCTAAGACCTTAATTTGCTTGTCTAACTCATCCATATCTATTTGTGATATGTCAGTAATCTCAATGTATTGTTTAAGGGATACTTCTGCCCAGTTATTTGCTACCTTCATAAACTAATATAGTTGTTTTTTGATTTTTAGCCCATCGAATATACACCCGAAGATTTTAAAGACTTCAAAGCATTGTAACCAATAGCGGATGCCATCACTCCGTCATCGTGAAAGCCATTAGGTGCTGAATAACGAACTGATTTTGTTTTAGGGTTATATTCGTAGGTGAACAGGTCTAACTCTTTAAGGAGCCATTCTTTATCTATAAATCTGACCTCTTTATTCTGATTAGCCACAACAAGCTGCTCGATAATATCTTGTTTTGACTTTGATGTGGTTACAAATGGTTTGATTAAATTAGGATCATTAACCTTTGATTTGACTTGCTCATAGATAGGATCACCAACTCCGTTCACCTCCACAAATGTATAGCAGTTGAACTCATTAATACGTTGTGTTACTTTGCCTACTATATTTGCCCATGTGTCATGATTCCACCTTTCGATATAGTACATATCACCTTTATCGTTAAACACGCTTAGAACTGTGTAATCGTCTGCCCTGCCTATATCCAAACCTGCGTACATTCTATTAGTCTTTTCTGCGGATGTTATTGTTATTGGATTGATGAATAAGCCACTGCCACCATCCACGAACTCTGCTAAATATTCTTGCCTAAATACGTGTTCGGGTAGTGTTGCCCTTGCATCGTCTATTTCCGTAGGATTAATGATGGGATTATCGTATGAAGTCATGTTGAATGACTTGTATTGTGGGTTATCCCCAGCTAAAGAATGGATTCTGTGAAAATGATTCTTACCTTTTGGTGTACTCAGGAATAATACTTTTTTACCACGTACTAATACTGTTGCTCTTAGTACGGATGCCCACGCATCTGAATCAATGTAGGCAAATTCATCACAAATAAGATAGTCGAATGTTTCACCCCTTATATTGTCATAACGTTCTGCTGAATAGAAGTTAATAGTACTATTGTTATGACTTGTAAAGGTAAGGTCTGTTTTATTTTTAGCTTTAAAAACAAATTGATTTAATGCAAAAGCATTATCTATTTCATCAAATATTTTCTTGCATTGCTTATAGATAGGTGATACCCATCCTATCTTACAGTTAGGTACATTAAAGAACCAGTCTAAAGCTTGATTCTCCCCTAATAAAGACTTACCGAACTGCCTACCAATGGCAAGGCAATAATACTTATAAGGCTCATTCTTTATTGAATTATGAATTATCAGTTGATTCTTGTGGGGGCTGTACAATTGCACCGCCAAAGGTTGCTGCGACATTTGTTATTGTTTGTGAAACTTCCTGCTCTGTCTTATCCTTCCAATGTTTTCTACGTAGATTTTTTAAAGCAAAGACAGCACCTCCAAAAGTAAAAGTATCTAACTTTTTTTCATACGCATTTTCAACTGCTCCAATGGCTCTATCTAATATTGCACTAAAGTCTTCGGTTTCTGTATCAATTTCACCATTTAACCACCTATCTTTAGTTGTGTGAGATATATTTAAAAACAACTGTAAACCACTTATTGTTATTACCTCTTTGTTATCCACGCACCATTGGAAATAATTAAAGCATTCTATATCTAAATCTTTTGCTGTTTCAAATGTTTTAGGTCTGCCGTAATTATGCCCTAAAGCATAGAGATTATATTTAGGTGCTGGCATTAGTTCTTACTTATTATTAATATTGTTTGTTTATTAATTGAAATCACAGCTTCAAATTCTTTAATTAAAGGTATATCAAATGCGAATGAAGTACCAATGTGCAATATCATTTCTTTACTTTTAAATCCATTAACATCGCCTTAGCCCTTCGCCACATATTAGGTCTGCATTTGTAACATATTCTAGCATCGCAAGATTGACAGTAGTATGTTCGCTTGATACTTATATCAGTATCCAATAGTTCACACACTCTACAAATTCCGTTCATAATCTTTAATCTT